ATCTCTGAGCACATTAGTCTCAGAATCAGTATTGGCTGTAAGATACTCATCCTGCCCTCTTCCTACTGCTTTATTAGTTAGCTTCTCATTTAGTAGCACAGCACATCTATAATCTACATAAGCTACTAGGCATGGGATCACATAATCATTCATTAAAGTGACGTAGTTAGGATCACTCCAGTTATTATTTTGCACCCTTAATAGAAGAGCTTTGTACAAAGGAGTACCTAGAGCAGGCTGAATGCTCATATCCTGAGTCCTTTTAATAGCTACTGCTAGCAGTTTAGTATCTGTATTAGAATGTATTAATCCTAATTTTTTTAAGTTTTCTACTGATATTAGATAATTCATCCTTTCTTAATTACTAGTTGCTGATTCCATAAATGTCTGCACCATGGAGTAGATCTTCCTGTATCTGGATTAGTATACCATCCTCCTCTATACTTCCATACATCTCTATCCACTCTCTGAGATATTCTCTGGATCTCTTCCCTGGTATATAGTCTATTTAAGTTAATTAATCTAGTGCAGAATTCTCTGCTTTGAGTTTTGACTGGAGGTACATCTGTTCTCACTTCATATGAGTATCTCACTTCATACTGAGTGATAGGAGCTTCAATCTCCTGGAGTACACTCTCTCCTAAGCTAGTTACATTCCCCTTCTGATATACCTCTAAAGTATTAAGCTCATCTATAATCTTAGCTATCTCTCCTACAGTTCTATTATTAGCCTGTGCTATAGCAGTAGCATCCTCTCCATCCATTAACATCTGGAGCACATTCTTCTCTATATCTCCTAATCCTATCACTATTTCTCCTACAGTTGCAAATAACATAGGCTCATTTGAGAATATCTGCTCTGATGGAGTATCCCATTCGATAGGAGTAGACTTAATTATCTTATAATTATCCTTATCCTCTCCATATTCTGAGAATACCTGTAGTTCATCTATGCTGAATGCATGATCATGAGAGCAAGCTGATAGCATCTGAGAAGGAAGTCCTACTATTTTTCTAGCTTGTGCTTCATCTATGGTAGGGAATGATGCCATAATTATCTGCAAAGCACTATCTGGAGTAAGTATTCCAGCCTTAATATTAGCCACTACCTCCACAAGGGATGCTATTTGTGCTCCATTTAATGCACTCTTAGCCACATCTACCTGAGTTTCATTAGCTGGAATATCTCCTACTGGAGCTGTAGCCTGAGCTGCTGGAGCTTCTGCACTACTTAAAGGAGATACATCTATAAGTTTTAAGGTAGCATTAGCTAGTGATAGCTGTGCCATGTAATTGATAAGCCATTCAATCTGCTTCTGCCTGGCATTAACATAAGTCATTTTAAATATTTCAAATAGATCTGCACTCTCTGCCGCATTAAATGATCCCTGAGGAGCTATCCCAAATAAGGAAGGAGCTACTACAGAATGAGCTACTAATATATTCTGCTGTACTGATTTCTCAGTCATTTGATATCTTTCATCTAGATCATTCCCTGTGAGACTTAAAACTGAAGGAGCATCCTGTGATCCATTGGAGAAAGTGATAATAATCTCTCCTGCATCCTCTACAGATTGAGTCCTTCCTTTGATCTGCTCCTTTATTTTTCTTTCTTCCTCTGCAGTCTCTGGCTCTCCACTAGCTAGATTAATCAATGTGCCAGCCTTAAATCCATTCTGTATCTCATACATATGGAATTTAGATATATCTACATCAGTTTGAATAGCTGTGATTCCTCCCACATATGGAGGTTTAGGATAGATACCTAGCTCATCCTTAGCTTGTTTAGCTGGCTCTTTATAGTAAATGAAGAATGATCCTACAGGATTTTTCTCATCCAGTGCTGTTAATGTCCTGAAATTTGTATCCTCTGGAGTTTGTCTCATAGCACTCCAATTATCTGAGAGATACATGGTCCTTTCATCCTCAGAAAGCCTGCACATATCTATAGGAAGATACTCCCACTTAGCCACAGCAGTTCCTTCTCTATTCCATGTACCTTTTACAGCCATCCCTCCAAATAATTCAAAGTCAAATGTAAGCCTCTGAGCTATCTCATTCATATCAAAATCACTGAAGGGATTAGCCAGGAATCTAGTAGCATCTCCAGAAGTTGCCTCTAATCCATTCCCAGCTATATAGAAAGTCTTATTCTTTAAGATTCCCTGATGCCAGGCACTCCCCTGTAGGAGCTCTATGAGGAAGAATGGATAATCATTCTTTAATCCCCATTTTATAAAGCCTCTCTGCTTATCCTTTTGCTCCACAGGTTTCACATACTGCTTCGACATGGATACAGATATCATTCTCTTACTCATATATGTATGATGTTGGTAGTGTTGTATATTCATTAGATGGAGAATCTGCCTCATATACATGAGCTCTTCCCTCCTCCACTAGGCCCTGAGACAAAGCAGGATCTAAATTAACAGCTGAAGTCTGCTGATATATTTTATAAGTATAGAATCCTGCATATGGGAATGTCACATCTACTCCATCAGTGATAGTGAATTCATCATATCTAGGTATCCCTGTACTAATATTAGTTAGTATACAGTAGACTGCATCCCCACTCTGCTCTTCAATAAACTGGAAGAGATAATTAGGAGCTGTGATTGTCGTTAGTTCCGTCACTGTCACTATTAGTGAGCTTGTCTGATTTCTTTCTATCCTTAACATTCTTAATCAATACTGGAGTATCTACTTCAAATATATTCAATAGGCCTAATTTAAGGTATCTATCCTCCTGGCCTTCCTCTATGGTATACCATTTATTAAGGATTCCTCCTTTAATACGCTTACCAATTAATTCCTTTTTTATCTTCATGGCTCTAATTTACAAAAAAAAAGGAAGGGAATACTCCCTCCCTCTATATATATTAGGTACAGAAATTTAAACTGCAGGAGATTGCTGAGTCAATAATGTAGTGATGATAGCATCATCCACATCAGGTACTTCATTATTCTCCATTCCATTCAATACTATAACGTGCCCTTGTCTATCAGACTTAAGGACTCCTGAAGTATACTCATTCCCATCAGCTACCTGAAGCCCTTCCTCTACTCCTAATGCTACCCATGTACCATTAGCTTTCTCTACTAAGCACATAACTTCATTTTGTGCTAGCAAATGGATCTCAGATCTTAGCTCTTTAGTATCAGATGCAAGGATCATAGATAAGCTTTGATTGTACCATAGAGTACCATTATCTTTATTCACTTGCACTGGAGCTGTATAGCTGGATAGGTTCGATTTTAATTTATATACAAATACCTCTCCAGATACTGTCATACTAGTGATTTCATTAGTAGTCAATACGATTCCAGAGGCATTTGCTACAGGGAATAGAATAACAGACTTAATACCTCCTTTACCGTTGGTACAGGTCCTGTCATTGTATCCTGTTGTCATATTACAAGCCATCTTATTCTATTTTTTAATGTTATAAATTAGGGAGGAGTTACCTCCTCCCATTGATTATCTTAGTTAGGAGATCCAGTTCCGTTCCATACTCCGATCTGATCCAAGAAAGGTACCTGTACCCCTGCTCTGAATTTAGATCTGATATAGATCACATCATCATCCTGAGAATACCACAATTCATAGTTTTCAAAATCAGAAGATAAATCTGTACCGAAGTAGAAATGTGAAGCTCTACCAGTATAGATATTATCTAAACCATTTAATCCTGGCACTTTCACTACTCTCATGTTAGTTCCTGGCACTAAGCACTCATTCATGTTTGCAATAGTCTCAGGAGAATAGTGATAGAAGTTCTGATCTACTAGATCCTTCAATAAGTAATTGAAGTTTTCACGACCTGTAAAGCAGATGAAATCTCCTTGCTCAGCGATGTTAGCTGGAGTATTGATAAAGCACTCATAGAATACATCAAAAGCATTCCCTGCATTGATAGATGCAGTATTAGAAGTATTCAAATCTACACATCCATTAGCTATAGTTAAGAACTGACGGAATCCATTCATCCACTGAAGATTTCCTGTACCTGTAGCTTTATTTCCTTGCCAGATTAACTTATCCAATTCGATAGCATGAAGCTTCAATAAGTAATCAGTGATCTGTGCTTCAAATGGAAGAGATTGATCTTCTGCCATAGCTCCAGGTCTCAAAGCTAACTGAGTCCAGAATCCAGCCAAATCTTTCTGGCAGAATCTCTTCATATATCCTAAAGTCTCTACAGCGATAGCACGATCTGTAAATACTGTATCTCCATCTGGAGTCATTTCACAGTCACCAGCCTGATAGATGATAGAATCATCC